CGGTACACGATGGGCAGTATTGATATCCTCATCTGTGATGCGTTTAATATTGAAGAATTCATCCTTTGCAGCCACTTCTGAAATAGGAATGAGTTGTACGCTTTTATCGTTGCCTTCAGGAATATTAAGTACGAGATTTCTAAAATTACCATCACCTTTTGTTTTTTGTAGGTTCTCTCGAATATTCTTCATCAGCTTTTCATCTATTTTGCCGTTAATAGAGAGAATAAATCCGGCATGAGATCCATTTTTATAGTATTTAATGCGGAAGTAAGTCGCTTCACGATTGAGCGTAGTGCTACGAATTGCCGAAAGGTAAGAAGGGCGGCCATAAATATTTTGAATAGAGTCATAACCAGCAAAGATCGCGACATCATTTTTTTCAAAGTGTTGAGGATTATCATATTCATTAGGGCGTACAAAATAGAAGCCTTCTTTTCGGGCAACTCGCATGTAGTAGGTCATGAGATGTTGTAAGGCAATCGTATTACCGAGTTTAGATGGGATCTTTAATAAATATGCCGAACCATAGATCAGATAGTCTGTGATAAAGCGGTTAAAGTCGATAACCGAGAGATACTCATTTTCTTTAAAAATAGAAGTAATAATTCCTGCTTTAAAGTTGAGAGATGACTCATGAAGTGATGCCGAATATGTTGCAAGATTCAACTGCTCATAACTGTAACGGGGCGCATAGTAGAGATCGTGATTAAAATGATCACCGCCGATTAAGAAGTCGTAGAACTCTCTATCACTGATTTTTTGTTGTGTATCAAAGGTAAATACTTGATTTTCATTGAATATTGTTTTTGACATTATACCCATCCCCCAGTTGCCTGGTTGTCTTCAATTGTTGTTCCATCTAAGTTGATATAACTCAGTCCATACATAATTGCCCATGAGAAATCTGCATGCGCTGTTTGAGAAGTTCTGACTGTTTCGTAAAGAATAATATTTCTGCCAGCTTTCGGTCTGATCGCAAGATAGGACTCAAAGACATCCGTCCAGTCCTTATCAAAGCGTAATAGCTGATCTCTGAAGAAGTTACGCATCTGCATGACAAGGAAGTTTTTAAGACTCGGATTGCCGTCAATCTTACGAACAGGAATCATTTTCCCAATCAACTGTTTTTCAACGCGGGCATGCACCGCAGCACCAACGCCATTCCCATCAATGGCAATGTGTTTGACGTTATAACGCGTGGTCAGATCAATCACTTTTTCGGCTTGATCATCATAGTCTTCACCGAACCAGTTAAATTTCTCAATGACACGGTGATAAGGATGCTCTTTTGTCGGAAGAGCGATGACAACACAAGCTGAAATATCAATTTCTTTCGCGGGATCAAAACCAATTACGACATCTTTGCCGCCATAAGGTCGATCTAATCCTTGGGCGATCCAAACATCTGGCCAATCTTCAAAAGGATCCACCATACAACGCATAATCTGCCTTGCATCGAAAGCAGATCCGCCATGTTTCATCCAAATACCCTGGAAAAGCATTGGATAGGTTTCCGGATGTCGGCGCTTTAATCGTTCAATACTGATAAGGTTGTTACCTTGTGCGACGGCATCTTCAAGCGTGATAATTTTACGATAAATTCCATCGCTACAAAGAATCCCTTTTCTTGCCTCATCGTAGGTAAACTCAACGCCTTTTCGACCATCTGTAATCCCCATCCAAAAATTATAAGAAGGGTGGGATTCATGGCTTGGTGTGGAGCTCATCACAATGTTGTATTGTTTGAGTGTTGCACAGGCTTTTACAACTTCGGTTAAGTCCTCAAAGTCGAGCATCCAAGCATACTCATCAACCGTGACATCGCCAGTAAATCCTTGAGCTGTGCGATAGTTTGCGCCTAAGAAATCAATGATCGCACCATTCGGCAATTGGATTCGATCCACCCCTTGAACTTTGACACCAAATAACTCATGGATTAGGCGTTTAATGTCATCTCGTGCTTTAAAGGCTTGGCGTTGTGATGAGGAGATATAAACCTGATCATGTCCAAGGTTCACAGCGCGGCGTAGCGCTCGCCCGATTGCCAAAGCCCAAGTAAACCCTGTTTGTCGTCCTTTTAGAACAACAGCTTGACCATCTGATGTTGGTAGTTTAAGGATCGATTCTGTTTCGGTGATAAAGTCTTTCTGATATTTGAAAGCATTTTCATCCCAAAAGGCTTTGATCTTCTCTTTGAATTCTTCAGGATCGATTTTCATAAACGCTTTAATGCGTTTCTTATCTTCTTTTTCTTCCTCACGAACTGGGAAGAAGAGGTTTTTTAGTGTCTTACAGACCCGATCAAACTCTTTATAGTCAGCATTACTCTTATTTTCTTTGAACAGAAGATACATATACCGAAGTTCAGTACATGACTGAAGCCTGTCGAATGTTGTTTGATTTTCCCACTTTTGATTATCACGCCAGTAAGCAACGGTGCTCACCGCAGTATCTAATCTTTTGGCAATGTCGCTTAAAGTCCAGCCGGCAAAGAATAAGATTCTTGCTTGATGGTCTTTGGGAAGTGTTAAAGGGGGTAAATCAATCACAGGCTTTCTCTTTGTTAATCATGTTCGTTAATGATGGAAATCATTGTCGATCTTTAACTAAAAGAACGGAATTGAATGAATCTTGGATTATTTTTTAGGAAATCTTTCAAATCCCTTATTAAACGGGGAAATAGAACATTTATTCACAAAATAATCCAAGCTTAGATAGATGGAAAAAGTATTGCAAAACGATGAATATGTGGTTCATGGCTTGGTGAGCACAGATTATTAACAATTTTGGAGACAAATTCATGAGTGAAGCAATTCGACACGGACTGAAGAAAACGAAGTTTTTCCGCGTAGCTGTGTCTGGTAAAACGGTTGATGGCCGTGAAATTACAGCTGACCAGATTGATCAAATGGCAAGTACCTACAATCCTGAAACATATGGTGCTCGTGTGAATATTGAACATATTCGTGGTTACATGGTTGATTCTGAATTCAAGATGTACGGCGATGTTATCGCGCTTAAAGCCGAAGATGTCACGATCAATGGCGAGAAACGTCGTGGCTTATATGCCCAATTCGCAGTATCTGAAAATCTCATTGAGATTAATCAGAAGTCGCAAAAAATTTATTCATCTATTGAGATGATCCCTAATTTTGCCGGAACAGAGAAAGCCTATTGTATTGGTCTTGCTGTGACGGATTCTCCAGCAAGCCTTGGAACAGAAGCCTTACAGTTTTCTAAACACTTTAATGTTTCAACATTTACTACAGATGCGCTTGAGTCTGAATTAGCTTTTGAATCGGCAACGTCAGTAGATGAGGGTTCTGATGCTCAAAAGAGTTTCTTTACAGATCTTGTGAAAAACCTCTTCAAGAAGAAAGAAGCATTTTCTCGTGCAGATCTTGAGCAAGCATTCACGCAGATTGCCGAAGAATTTGAAAAGCATGATGCGGCGCGAGTAACTGAGTTTAAAGCGCTCGAAGAGAAGTTCAATGCATTAGACAAGTCATATGGTGAATTATCTAAAACGCTTGAAAGCTACAGCAAAACGCCGGCAGTACAAAAGTTTAATGCACCTCAAATCTCTGGCGATGAGTCAGATGTTGAAGCAGCCACATTTTAAGGAGTAGAGACATTATGGCAAAAGTAATTTTATCAAAGGAAGCGACACAGCTTTCTACCCAATATTATGAGACACAATCTGATTTGCATGGTGTTTCTATTGAAGCATTAGAATCAGGTGCGCATTTCACCCTTGAGCCAGATAAAGAGGTGGAATGGGTTACAGCGGTTCAAAATAGTAATGCTTTCTTAGCGAAGATCGATGTCGATACTTGTGATGCACAAGTCGTGGATAATATCGGTGGTGAAGATATGGATCTCGCATCTGGACGAACCGATACAGAGAGTGAGGATCGTCAAACAACGAATCTTGCGGGATTATCCAATATTCGATATACGGCTGAAACAACGCAGCATGATACGCATATCTCCTTTAGAGAATATAACAACTGGGCACGTCGTAATCGTAAGCTATTCCAGCGTTATATCAGTGAGAAGCGTGCCGCATCGAAAGGTAACGATATGATGAAGATCGCTTGGCATGGTGAAAAGGTTGCGAAGAAAACCGATAAAAAGGCTAATCCGCTGGGGCAAGATGTCAATATCGGCTTTTTGAAACGTATCGAAACCCATTTCCCTGAGAATTATATTGATGGTGAAGCTGAATCTATCACTGTCGGAAAAGGTGGGACTTATGAATCTTTAGATGCTGCGGTGATTGCTATGAAAGCGATGATTCCAGAGCATTTGCGTGTAGGTTTAGAGCTTTATGCCAGTGAAGAGTTTTTTGTTGATCGTGATATGAAAATGGTCGAGAAAGTGACTATTACAGAAGCGGGGAATAAGAGCTTACAAAAAGTGTTCACCACAGTAGCCGGCGGTATTCATGCAGAAACACCACCATTTTTCCCAGATGGAACATTACTTTTGACTTCACCGAAGAACCTTGCGATTAGAACGCAAGAAGGTTCTGTCAATGTGGGGATGGTGAAGAATCACCCACGTTCTCGTGAAGAGTTTTATCACGAAGCAAATGAGTTCTATGCCGTGAAGAACTACGAAAAAGCGGTTGTTCTTGTGAATGTGAAAGTAGCGAGTAAAGCCACTGAGAATACAGGAGATTAATCATGCCTTTTCGGTTAAAGAAAATCAAAGAACGTAAAGCGGCGGCAACGAAAACCAAACAAGCACTTGAAGCAGATATCGCAACCAATTCGCTATTAGGTGATTTACGAAATGATCTCGTGGTATTGAAAGGCTTTGATGCAACGGCTTACAAGATTGCTTATAAAAAAGAGCGGATTAAGCACTATTTGCCGTGGGTCCTTGGGCTCATTGAAGGCGATTCAGGTAGTGAAGATAAGATCCTGCAATACATGCTGGTTTGGGCGATTGATATTGGTGATATTGGGCATTTCTTGCAGATTGCAACTTATATGGAAAAGCACCAATTACAGCCACCTTTTGAAACGAAACTGCCAACATTCGTCTCCGATAATGCTCGAGATAATATCTCAGAGTTATCTATCGAAGATGCGGAAAGTATCGCAACATTTTTGGAGGGCAAAGATGTGCATCAAGTATCCCATGCCACATTTCTTCGATTATTGGGTGAAAAGCTGTTGGATGGTAAAGAGATTGATGATTTAACAGCTAACGATCTCGTGATGTTGGAAAAGGTCAGCGAATATTGGCATGAGGCTGTAAAGCTGAAGGCCGATATCGGGATTAAGAAACAGCTTGAGAAGCTTGATAAGAAAGTGACTGAGCTGAAAGAAGTCCCTGTTTAAGAGTTTTATCGCGTCTCGCGCGCCTTGGGGGCTTGCGCAAGAGCTGACGAGTGAATACTTAAAAGCTCGATGCGCATCCACCCCCGAACCTAATTAAGAGAGAAATGAAATGAGTGTTATTGCGAAATCGGAATCGAAAAATAGCCTTCGATTACAAATTGGTAGTTTCTGGCCAACGATTGATATTCGACATTTCAAAGTAAAAGCTCGTGTACCAACGGTAGTAGATGACGAAGCAGCCTTTCATTTTTTACAACGAGCAGTTCTTGTTTTCTTGGATGATGTGGGCTTGTATGCACTTAATCAAAAAGAGCAGGGATATAGCACATTATCAGAAGTACCCGCTGAAAAAATCGGCGAGCAAACAACACAAGAGATCCTTTTTGAGTCCGCCATTTTTGCTTATGCGAAAAAGCTCATTATTGATGATTACCAGGATATCGATCTTACAAGAAGAGCTGGGGAAGATAAGTTAAAAGAAGTTGGTGATTCTGCGAATGCATGGAATGCGGAGTATCTCAAAAATGTACGCATGTTCTTAGGCGAACCAATGTCGTTTGTAGGGTTGATATGAAAAAAATCATGGCAAATGGCTTTGAAACTGTCGATGGCGCTCTTTATAGACATCAGCTAAATGTCAGCTTGGAAGATGTTTTACAACTTGAAAGCAATCGGCATCTAGTAACACTACCGAATATTTTACCGGCAAGAACGGTGATTAATGTGCCAGCGGATAAACCAGTAGTTAAGGAAACGGTGAGTTTATGGAACTAACAAAGTATCAAGAGGCCAGATTTCAAGCATTCACTGATGAAGTGATTCGTATTGAAGGTGATTATGTCAATGATCCGGATGATCCCGGCGGTGAAACGAAGTACGGTATCACGAAGCGTTTAGCGGTCAGTTTGGGATATACGAAACGCATGGTCGATATGACAAAAGAGGAAGCGAAAGAGTTGTATCGCTTAAGTTTTTGGAATGGTTCACTTGCTTCAAACATTATGAATAATGCGGCATTTAATATCTATTTGCTCTCAATTCATTCCGGGAATAAACAAGCTGTTTTAATTCTCCAACGTGCTGTTGGTGTGAAGGATGATGGCATTGCCGGTGCTGAAACAATGAATGCAATTTCTAATGCTTCTCACTCATTATTGATCGAAGCACTCTGTTATCGCACGTTAGATTTCTACGTCATTATTTCGCAGAAAACTCGCTATAAGTACATCCAAGGTTGGCGCAATCGTCTACTTGCCAGCCGCAATATCAACTGGAAGGAGCGTATCAATGAATATGAA